GCTTTGTCTGCATCTTCTTTTGCTTTCGCATCAGTAGCAGCTTTGTCTGCATCTTCTTTTGCTTTCGCATCAGTAGCGGCTTTGTCTGCATCTTCTTGAGCAGTTAATGCTTCAAGCTCCTCATCCGTTAATGGACGTAAAAATCCGCCACTAACTAATGATTCAATTCTACCTTTTGGAAAATTGCTTTCTGAAACAGTGTCACCACTATCGAAAATTCTGTTGTTTAATCCGCCCAATGAAAGGGCGATAACTTTATACTTTGCCATTGATTTGGTTTTAAATTATGCGACAACTTTCACGGTCCAGATTTGGTCTACTGCTACTGGAATAACAATACCGGCACTTCGAACATCAAAAATGTGAGATTGCTCACGCTCTTCAATATACTCTCCAATTACATAAGCACCTTTGATAACTCCTTGACCAACCTTTGCCAATTGTGGAACAGCTGCAAAGCCTGTTTTAAATCTTGGAGCCTCTGGCAACAAAACGATTTTTTTAGGATCGATATATGGAGTTGAAGTGCCTGATGCATTGTCATAAAATTCAGGATAAGACCATAATCTTACACGATATGGACCACAAGTAATTTCACCATGCAATACTCCACCTAAAGCATTTTTTTGAGGTGGCGCTACAGCATCCAAAACAAGATTTACCAAATTTTGGCGGCCAGTGAAAACAGTATTCGAAAGTAAATCCGCTAAGGCTGTAGTACCCAAAATCGCATTGAATACTCCTCCTTGTGCTTTACCTACCTGACGTAAAAAGTTACATCCGGTTTCAAACACAGTAAATGGATTTACGTTGCTCGCAAAATAGTTACCAGATCCTAAGTCTACCAATGATAATGCTTTACGCATGAAATCAATATTGTCTCCATTCGCAATGGTAACAATACCAGTGGTAAGTGCCTGAGCACATTGCAACTCATATGAGCGCTCAATTTTTTCACGCAATGCCATTAACTCATCCGCTGTAGCATTTGCTAAATCAACAAAAACACTTTCGTCAACAACTGAAGAACCAAAAACACGGTCATAAACATGAAGCCCGGTAAGGTCAAAATATTCACGATAGTATGGAGGCAAGATTACCTTTTCAGTTGATTTAGTTTGTTGGTTTCGGTTACCCAATGAGCCACGAACAACATCTACTGCAACTTTTTCAGTACCTCGCATTACTTCAATTGATAATTCTTTTGAAGCTGTTTCAACGCTAGGGAAAAATGAGCGCAAAAATGCTGTTGGTTTTGGACGTTCGCGGAAAACCTCGATAAGTGTTTTGGTAAATAAGCCTTTGGCTGATGTGCTATTAATTGGCATTTTTTTAAAAATTTAAAGATGATTATTGATTATCGTAACCAGATAGTTCAGTTGATGAAATAAGTTTTACGCCTACGGTTTCGGCTTCAATTTTATCTTTTACTCTTCGGCCTGAAAGAACAGTTTCAAGAGTATCGGCTCCTTGTAGTGCTACTAAGCCTTGATTCACCTCGCCTGCATCACAAACAGTAAGCGTAGCAGATGCAGCATCTGCTACTGTTGCTCCTTCAACTAAAATACCAACAACAAACTGAGATCCATCTGTTGCAGTTGTTGTAAATGGAGTTAATTTTCCGGAAGCTGAAATTCTTCCCATAACTGTACCGGCTACAAGCGTAACAGAAGATCCTGTTCCATTTGTGTATGTACCAGTTTTTGTTGTGTTTTCGCCCAACAAAAGTTTTTCTGTATTGATGTTGTTCACTAATAAATTTCCCATTGTTGTTGAGTTTATTTTTTGTTAGTTAATCCAAGCTCAGCTCTAACTGACGCTTCAAATTCTGCCTCTTGCTTTTGCTCATCAGTAATAGTTACTACTGGAGGTTCTGTTGTTGCAACTGCTGCTGCACCTTCTTTCTCTAATTCGGCTACCGATTTTTTTGAAAGACCTTTTCTAGCAAATTCTGCCATAGCTGTTTGAGTTAATACTTCACCTTCTTTGATGCCTTTTGAACATGCAACAGGATCAATATCAATAAATGCTAAGAATGAGCCAACACGGTCGCGCTCTTGAGTTACACCTACTTTTACGGCTTCGGCAAAAATTGCCGGGTGATTAGCCTTTAATTCTTCTAATGTCATTGTAGACGGTTTTTTATTTTCTGGAATAGATACATTGAAAGATACTCCTGTGGCCTCTGCCGCAATACGCATATTGTTTGCATTTATTTCTGCAACTTTTTCCGGAGTAATTTGAATTACATTATTAACGAGTCCAATAGCTCTTGCTTCATCCGCTGTAAGCGTAACATCTATGCGGTTATCATTTGAAAAAATCTGATCTAAAGTATAACCCTTTAGTTTCTCGAATTTTTTTACATCAATTTTTGCTTCAAGGGCAGCACGTAATTTTGCATTGATTGCATTTAATTGTGACCATGCATCTTCAGTCATGTCAGGAGATTTCTCCATGTATGTTGAATATGCTGCACGATGCAATAAAAATTGAGAAATATCAAAGCATTCAGATTGATCACAGTAACACAAAAAGAATAATCCCATAGAATAGGCTTTGCCATCTACGCGAACAATTTTATTTTTTTTGTGCTCAGAAAATTTAGCAATACCACTCCACGCATCTTCTACGGAACCTCCGTTGGTATTGATTCTTACAACTATATCGTCATTCTTAGCAGCTTCTAGCGCATTGATAAAATCAATTGCTGAGTAGCTGTAAATTGAACCATATAGTAATACTTCTTTTGCCATTGTAGAACAAAACAATAGATAAAAAGTGTGTTAATAAAAAAAAGTAACCTTGTGGGTTACTCGTTTTATTTTTACGTAAAATTTATTCTATGAGTGACGATAATGAAACTTTCTCAAAGGCAATATTTGTAAAGGGTGTACCGGATACAAAGAAAAAAGAATTTAAATCTCTTTGTGAAAAAAAAGGCGATACAATGTCTGCTTATTTACGAAAAATCATCTATCAAGAAATTGAAAAGCACAAAAAACCTAATCAACCTTCGCATCTTCTTTAGTTTCTAATTTTAACTCTTTTGCATATTTCAACTCTTTTGAAAATTGCGCCATATTACTATCAGACTCACCGCTATTCAACGCTTCTGTAGCGCTTTCTATCGTTGTTAGCGGAATGTTTTCCGCTAATGGTCCTAGCTTAATTCTCTCTGCCTTAGCCTCTTTCATTGGATCGATATGCGGGAATAAAGGGCCGGTAAATCTAGCAGCGCGATATGCCGACAATAACATTTCATTATTTTCATAGAATGCCTCTAAGTAACCAGGCGCATCAATTTTGAATTTCAAAATCTCGAGATGTAACCAGTACTCATATATTTTTTGATAGAACTGATATGAAAAATCTTCTCTGTTTACTAATATAGTATGCTCCCAATCTTTAGTAGCAGCGCGTGATGCGCTAAATGAATCATTATAAATGCTCATTGCAACATTAGGAGGTATTCCAATTGCTGCACATACTAATTCAACATTTGGTTGATAGAAGTTTTTAAAGTCGGCATGACCGTTCCCATGATTCATTGATTTTATTTCTGCACCAATAGGCATATTTATTGCCTGCTTGTTTGTTGTAGATTGAACCTGATCGGCAAGTGCTTTACCGTTTATTTCTACAGGCGTTTGATTGCCTAAATCTAATTGCTTTGCAAGTTGCTTAGAAAATGGATTTTCTCCAGTAGAAGCTGTACCATGAACAATTTGATAAACTACTTTTGCAATTTCCTCAGCTGTGGCCACTGTAGCTTCTTTATAACGTTCTAACTTTGCGAGAGTTTCAAGCACAGTTGCAACAATTGGAATTCCACGATTATTATCCACTCGATATCGCTTACCATATACTAAGAAAGCTGTAGTTAATCCTGATGATTTGCTGATGGCTTCTATTCTTTCAAACTTATTAAATCCAGTCTTTACATAAAAAGCAATATGCTGTCCTTTTGGATCTGTTTCAATACCATTTTTTATAACATTTCCATTGGGTAATGTTGGACTCATAAGTGGCGATGAAAGATGGACCCCATCTATAATCTGAACTTTTAATGTTTTATTAATTGTACGAAGCACTACGAGCATATCACCGCCCGTTTTCGAACCTTTAAACGCCTCTTGACCAATAGTAACAAGATTATTCATTCCGGAATAATCAGCGGATTTTGATTTGGCCCAAACTGAAAAACGAGCTTCTACAATTTCATTAAACAATTCGACATCAATATCGATACCTTCAGATTTCAATACTGTTTGATTCGGTTGCGCTTGCAATCGAAGTCCGGATGCAACTACCCAAAGCGTAAATTTGTTTAATACAGTCTGAGTAACTTCTGATTCCAAAAAGGACTGCCAGGCGCGAGCTCTCAAACCATCATAATCCATCAGATAGTTTTTGATTGGTCCAATTTCTCCAACATTTTTCTCGCCATTATAACTAACTGAAAACAGGTTTGAATAAGAAGGATTTGAAACGTAGTCAGCCGTAACTTCTCTTTCTGTTTCGGCAGTTACCTGCTCAACTGGAGTTGCATTTCTCCAGTTCAAAATTCTTTCTAATAAATTTGCCATTATCTAAAGTTGTTTTGGTCACGTAATACGGATACTCTTCCGTTCAATTGGTTGATATAGGTTTGTTTAATTCTCTCAAACGACATTATTGCTGCAGTAATTTGCATTGAATCGCGGTAAACCGTTCTGATTTTTGTTTGTCCATCATCAAGGCTATACTCTGAAATATTTCCAGTGGATGCAGCAGCCAGTGCAGCCGTTTGTAACCCATTAATGATGGAATCAATACGGGTGATTTTATCCTTTAAATCTGTTGCTTTATCAATATAGATTGCAGCTGAATCGTAGTAAATCATAGTGTCTTTATTTTATCGTGTTTTGCTGGTGAAATATCCGCTGATGATGTAGATGCTGTTTGTGCTCCAGTAGTTGGGCCGCCACCCGGTGGACACGTATGTTGGTGTGTATTAAAACTTAAAACTAGTGCATTAAAATCTTGCTTTAATTGGTTAAATGCTTTTTCTAATTCTGAATACTTTACAGCATTATCGGTATCCCCACCAATTTCAATAGTTCCGTCTTTTTTCATCCAAGTATAGAACCTTTCGTTCCCTTGATCATCAGTAGCGAATGTCCGGAACTCACCTGGCTCAGCTTTCAAATTTTTGTTGATGTAACCTATAATGCAAGTCTTCCCATTTTCGCCTGTTGGTGAATATAAAGCAACCATGTCTTTAATGGGGTTACTGTCAATGCCATAAGGTGCTATTTCCAATGACGTTTGAACATCAGACTTTCCTAAGCGAAGAAACTTTATAACTCTTCGTTTAACATCATCCAATTTTGTGCTATCTACTTTAACCAAGTTCATTAATGAAGATTTATTCCTTTCCACAAATATTCCGGTGTATTGTTATTATACACTTCCGGTAGAACACAATGCAATACTGCAGTTGTTTCCTTTTCATTACCCTTCAAGTCTACTCCATCGATAAACCATTTTGACTCTTTGTATAGAAAAACGGATGGATTTTTGACCGATATAATATTGTTTGGCTTAATAATCTTACCATCGATTATCCAGCGATCTGTTGAAATTTTAAGTGTAATGCCTTTCAATTCTTCGCTTAAAGCATTGCGGGCTGCATCTCCAGTTTCAGTATCCTTTCCACTATTTTGTGTAATTACCTTTGGGCGGAAAACTGTATTGATTACATAAGGATTCCGGATGGTATGCTCTCCGGCATTTCCTCCATCGCTATCTGCTTGCTTCAAAACTGTAATATGAGAATGCATTTTCTGTCCATCAAAAGACAAGTCCATGTCAGTAGCCGGTATATCTTCTCCAAAGTGAGCAATGGGCTTCATATTTGTTTTTGCAGAAGTAAAAAGCAACTCTCCTTTTTCAGTATGTGTTAGTACGATGTTTTTTTGAGATGCTAAACTTGATAGATACGATTTAATGCTTTGAGATTCTTTTGCTACTGATGTATCAAATGAAGAATTCATTTTTGATGATACAGATTCGTCAATCTTCATTTTAAGATTGAATGGATTGAGTAGCTTTTCTGCGATTTGCTTTAGGGATAATCCATCAGACTGCAATGGATATAGCGATGTTGGTATTTCACAATCCTCTAATACACCTGGAAGAGAATAGCCGGAAATAATTGCATATTGTCTAGTATTCTTTCCTGAAAACTTCTGAGATAAAATCATTCCTGTAAGCAGCAACTCTCCATTGTGCTCAACTGTACATAAATGATAATGGCCTATACACATCACTTCTTTATGCTCCGGATTATCAGGATTAAAGTAAAAGCCAAATGCAAAAGTTGACCCAATAGCATCATGCCTTAAGCTTAACGTAAAATCGTTAAAGAAATTTATTTGCCGCTGGCGGATTCTATCGTTGATTTTCAGAATCATTAAATGAAATATTTTACCTGTGTATTTTTACGTACAATTAAAATCGAGTCTAACCCAAGCCCATTCTGATCAATCAATGTCTGTATTGTTGAATCATCTGCCTGTAGTCCATAAAAACGATGCGCTAATAGAACCCAATTGCTATCCTTTTCTAAAATTACTATTCGCTCTTGTTTAGCTTCTGAAGCAATATTAAATAGGTTTGATAGTGTATAGTTGACCAATGAAATCAAATTGTGCATTGATTCAAAGTCTGGAGTAAATCCATTTGCTATCCCTCCATTATCCGATTGCATCAAATCCAGGTCTGAAACAAATGTGTTGTATGCGTCCAAGAACTTCTGAGCAAAATCACTGACAGTTTCCCTAATTACAAAATCTCCGGCTTTTGGCGTTGATAATGCTACAGCCATAGCGGAAAGTGCTGTTGCCCCTGATGTTTGGTAAAAGTACTTTTCAGATCGAGTAGCACTTACAGAAACAAGACTGCGTAGTGAATCAAACTCCGAACGCAAAGTATCAAATCGCTCTTTTACATTGTTTTCAAATCTTGCCGGAGCCTTTATGGTATTCTGTATCGATCGCATAGCCATTAATGGTCCGGACGTTGCAGTGTTTATTGCTCCAAGTGCTATGTTAAATGAATTAGAATACTCATTTACCATTTCACTTCCCTTGATAATTTGCTTGGAAATAGATGAAAATTTTTCAGTATATGCTTTCATGTATGAAACATCCCGGGCTTCCGGAGATACTTCGGCCGCGTATTTATTAGCAAATGTTTCATTGCAAACTTCGGCATCATTTGCTATTTTATCGATAGGGCTTTCTTGTCCTTTTGGATACTCGTCCAAAATTGTCTCCGTTACAACTCCAACAATTTTAGTAACATTCAAATCTGAGTTATCAAACAAGAATGAACTCGGCTGAACCCTGATAGATCCATAAAAAGGGTGTATCATTTGCCATGGCCTTGGATCTTTTGAAGAGTTTTCAAAATCTTCAGCAATTGTTAGATGGTCTGCACCTTGAAAGTATAGCTCTAAGTTGTATTTTCTGCCCATAACCTTACTCTTTTTTACAAGAGTACCTTCTACTTCCGGGAACTCAAATTCAGCCACATTAAATGAAAGCTCTTTTGTAGCATTCATCCATAATGGCTTAAACTTCTTGCCGTCTCCGGTTTGAATAATTAAATCTGACTGTATTTTTTCAATCCAACTCATCTAAACTCTCTTTGAATTCGCTTTTCAGCTTCACTTTTGAAAATATTTTCAATCTTTTTTACTGTATTGTGTGTTGCGGATTCCATAAAACCGGTGCCAGAAACAGAAACATTTCGACCTTTTGAATAAGAATACATGGCCGTTAATTTTAGTTTTCCTTCAGCTGTTCTTTTAAGTGAATTTACTCTCCAAAGAATACTGTTTCCAGCTAAGTGGCCAAGAACAAAACCTCCTACACCGGCAAACGCTACGGACTTATTGAACTTCTGGCCTTCGGTTTTCCCTGATGCCTTTTTGGAATCAACTATTTTTATTGATTTCAATCTTGCATTAGCTCTAACCATTTTTTTATCTGAGTTAGCAACACGCGATGCCTTCATTGGGATAAATGCGCGGCCGGATATCACTCCACCATGCTCTTGTTCCTCTAAGTCTTCAACCGCCTGACTATTCCCCTTAAATCCCACCATAGATCGCATACTGCTAAGGTTGGTACCTTTAGCAAATTCCACTTTGCTATTTGCTGAAAAAAAACTTGCCTTACGCTCAACAAACTCTTTTTTTGCAGATGCCGGCATTGTTGTTTGCTTCACATCAAGCGCGGCCCGATTTAATGTTTGTCGGACCACATTAGGCATAGCTGTCTTACTCAAGCGTTCGAGTCTTGCAGTATGTTTTACAACGGCATCTGTATTTATATTAAAGTGCATTATCCAGCGTATGTAATTAAAATGTATCCACGGTTATATGATGTTGCATTGAAATCAGCTGAGTCAAAGTATCCGCCCGGCTTACGTCCTAATTCTACATGTATTGGGTCTATGTATCTTACACCTCCATCAATGGTAAAAGTAACAGCATTATAGCTGTCTAATGGTAATATAACCGTTGAACCTGTATCTGTGAAAATCATCGCTTTTACATCACGAATTAACTCAACATCAACTCCATGTGCTACATTTTTAGTGGCGCTTGCCTGCATGTTCCAGTCGCCAATATTGACAATTTTGGTAGTTAATCTTGACTCTGTGTGTGCAATTTTACTTGTGAGAAAGAGTGTGTATGGCGTAACAATTTTATCTTGAGGTGAGTATGAGCTTAGTGCTGCCATTTCACCAAGTGTTGCCAACATAGCAGTTCCTTTTTCTGTAAATGTTGCAGCAATTGTTCGAATGAATTTACCTAAGGCTTGATTATACTGGAATCCATTGGTAGCATTTTCAGGTAAGTTATTGGCAGTTACCGCCCCATCTAAAAGCAGTTTTTCAAAAAACTGGTGAATATCTCCATATACAGCTTCATCAACTGGAGTTCCATCATTTGATCCAGTATCATCTTTAATTCGTCCAAAAGGATAAGTTGCGCTCGGGGCTACAACATTTGTTTTTAATTGAAGTTTTCGTGCCATAATTATGCGTATGTTATAAATAAATAGCCAACTGTTTGAACCGGCTTAATTTTGAGAATTAATTGTCTGAACTCTTGCTTTCTTACTAGTGGAACTGTGGCCATTATTAAAGCAGGATTATTAATATCGCTACCTCCAATAAAGAATGTACTTCGCAAATTGCTTCCAACATCAAAGTGAAGGTCCAAGTCTTCATCAATATGATTTACAATTTTGTTTCCCCAAGTTCCTCCATGTTGACGTTGGCCGTGTTGCGCTTGACCATGTTGAAACTGTACAACCCCAATACCAAAAAGAAAATCTGTTGGTGGCTTTGTAACTAACACACTTGAAACTAGGAATCGATTTTCATATACGTAAACATCAAATCCAGCTGCGCGTAATTGCCCTTGTAAATACAAATAGTGCTGTCGGGCCCTAATCAAGCCCGGGTGCTGCATCTTTCTTTTGATTGCAAGTTTCCGATTTACCAACGAAGAAAGCGGTGAATAAATCAATCCGAGTCTTCTTTCCCAATCTGTTGCATCATCTGCTGTGAAATTTGCATTATCCGGAAGAATACTATCCTTTATGGATACTGCATCATTATATGCCCTGGCTTCGCTTTGCGCCAAACCAACATGCAATTTCTCAAACAGGCTATTGCTGGACATTTTAAATGCCCGACCTGTTGGATACAGTTGCTTGGTAAGAGCTAATATTTTCTCTGCTATACTCATATGAATGTTACAGAATCTAGATAAGGAATACTACCATTCGTTAATACATAGGAAGGAGTTGGAGTCCCATCAACTTTAATTGTAATGGTGCCAAATACACTACCGGGTTTTGCTGCGAGTATAGCTGCTATGACTCTGTTAGTATCCAAAATGTCATTCTTGCTTTCAAGTATATCTGCAGCAGAAATAAATGGACGAATCTTTGATATCAATGCAGTAAGCGCGGTCGTTAATTCCGTTTCAATTGTCGGAGTCAAACCAACAAATCCTGCTATTTCGATTTCAATGTCATGGATTACTACCGGTAAAAAGTGTATTTCAAATACACCAAGCGGTCGCCTTCCCCTTTCGGTTAAAGGACGTGTTGTATCAGGATCAAACTCAACAACATCCTTTACTGCATCTAGCATTAATGTTGAAGGTGTTCCTTTGCCATCTGTAGAATCCGCAATATTTGCCTCTACGAATAAATCTATCTCGTTTGCAAATCCGGTTTTGGCATATGGATAAACTTGTTTCACACCTTGGACATCAGAACTCCAAAGCCGGTAATCATTTGCAGCTCCTCCCTGTGGCTCAATTCGATATGCATCAATAACTTTTGCGCGGTACTCTTCCAATGTTTCACCAGCTAAAGGCTGAACAACCTCTACTGTTACTGTTGCAGTTTTATTAACTCCAACAATTGGAGCTGTTGCCGATAGTGTATCTCCTGGAATTAACTTGCTTTCAACTCCTGATTCTAATGCACGAAGTGTAATTGTTCCGGAAATTGAGGATAAAGTGTAATCATAATCTAAAATAAACAGTTTTGATGGACTAGAACTTCCATCATCGCTTTTAAAAGTAGTTTGCGCTTTAATAAGAGATCCGCTGATTCCGGTAACCGTTGCATCATATTTACCTTGAGTTGCTTCGTAGGGATTGCGATTAAGTTTAATTCTGCCAAATCGTTCCAATGTTCCACCTGTACTTTCCGATTCTGCTGTATCCGGTGCAACATTTTTCTGTAAATTAGCAAGTGCTAGATAGAAAAGTTTCAATTTTGCAGCTTGAACAGAAGCAACAGCAGCAATAAACAATTTCCCAAATAACGGAAATGTAAAATCAAGCGAAGTTTCTAAGTCCGCTTTTATATCAGCATAAAGCTGTGAAATTGTTGGGATATTCGTCATTGTATAATCGTTAATTCTTGCTTAGTGGAATCCCAAAGAAAAACATACTCTTTCGCCTCCAGGTTATCCGGCTCAGTAATCAATATTTTTATTTCAATCTTATCTACTGAAGTAATAGCTGATGAAACTTTTACTTCACAAAATTTGCGCATGAATTCAAGATCAGACTTCACAGCGTTTTCAATAACTATCCTTCCAGAACTTGTAAGTGGATTTTCGATTAGCGCTCTTTCTGTCTCAGAATTAAACTGAGCAGCAGGAGATAATGGAAAAAGCAATTTGTTAGCCCAAAAATCAAATGATTGTTCATTTTGAAGTGTCTCTTTTGTGGATGCTTCTACATTCCCTCCAAACATGGCTAAGTATGGCATATTCTGAAATCCAAAAATAAGCTCGAAGCCTTTATCTTTGAATAGCAGATCGCCACCGCTTCCGTTATCTACAAGTTTTACATCCATTAGAATTGCATTGTAGAAGTTAAGTTAGGCATAAGAGAATTCGCTACTCCATCAACAATGGTCCCTTTAGGCAAGTTTTTAAAGTCAACAGTAACATTCTTGTTAGTATTTTGAGTGGTCTCTGTTCTTGAGTTGGCTGCTTCTTCTTGAGTTACTTTTGTTGATACCGCATCAGCCGGATCAGTTAATCCCATATCCGCGCGAAAGTTTTGAATATCTGCCCCAAATCCTTTAAATGCATCTCCTGTTGCTCCAGGAATATGCGATAGCATTTCAAATATCTTTTGCAATGGCCAAAGAATTGTATCGAATATTGCTGCCCCGATAGCCTTTATTCCACCAAGCATTCCTCCATCCTGAAATGCTTTGGTAATCATACCCCAATGGTTGTATATGGAAATAAAAATACCAACTATTGCCAATAAAATACCAACAAATGCTCCAAATCCAATACCCAAAGCACCAGCTGCTAATTCTGCAGCTCCAGTAAGAAGCGCAAAGAATATTTGGAAAGCGGGAATAATGAAATTTGAAAGGACCGCACCAATTCCGGCAATTATTGGAGATAATGCCGCGAAGCCGGCAATAACGGATGAAACTGTTGAAACAACTCCAGCAATTCCACTTATAGCCATCATTATCAAAGCAACTCCAGCTGCTAACTTTACAATGCCAGGATGCTCCTTTACAAATGCTCCAAAACTTTTTAATAATGGTGTTGCGGCTTTTGCCAAATCGGTTAACGCTGGAATTAATCCATCGCCAGCAGCAATCATTAAATTATCCATTGCTGCTTTACTTTGCGCTAATCTTTCTTTTAGAGTATTGCTATTTTCACCGGCCATACGTTGGGCTTCGCCAGATTTATTAACTTGGTCGAGCATTGTTTGGTATGCAGATGCATTCTGTAATATCCCAGTAGCCATAGCGGCATTTTCTTTCCCGAAAACTTGTGTTACACCTCCAGTTCTTTTTAGAATTTTCTGCATTTCCAATAACTTTTCATTTAGTGGAATGCTTTTGTCAACGAGCATTTTCATGTTTACGCCTGCCTTTTGCATTACAGTTCTTGCAGAATCAGGTAGGACTGTTGCATTGGTAATATCTCCGAGTATATTTCTAAATTTTGTACCTGCTTCAGCACCCTTCTCAAACCTACTTCCAAGTTCAATCAACGCAACAGATTCTGGAATTGATATATTTTGTGCCTGAGCTGTTGCTCCAAACTTTTGGATGGCTTCAGCTGTTTGATTTATTTCTGATGAACCGGCTACAGATCCGGCAGCTAAAACATCTACTGCTTTGGCTGCATATTCTGCTCCTTTGCCATATTGATTGAGAATCGTAGTTAACGATTCTGCTGTTGGTCCTAATTCACCTCTTCCGGCTTTCGACAATAATATACTTGACTCTGTAACTGCTTTTAATGCATCTGCATTTTGTAGCAATGCCGGCATATTATTGGCGATTGCTGTATATGAATCAACAACAGCTAGTTTAGAGCGATTTGTTGCTTCAGCAGAAGCCTCAATATTAGTTGTAAACTTCTCAAACTCTTTTCCTGTTGCCCCGGTAAGCGCCTTTAAATTTGCTAGCTTATCTTCATAGTCAATTGCTTTATTTGTAGCAAGTATTAATGGAGCTGCAATTGCTAAACCAACTATGGCCGTTTTTTTTGCAATATCAGCTGCTGAATCGGAAAGTTTAGAAAATCTTCTTTCTACTCGAGCAGCACTTGTTTCAGATTGGCTTCCAAAAGCACCCATTGCACGCTGCATTCGTTCTACCGGAGCGGTAAACTTATCTATTGCAGTGAATATTGATGGGATAGTAAGTGCCATTAATTTTTGGGTATTTTTGATTTTAAATTTTCATTTGTTTCACGTACATCGTTATACCAATATTCTAAACCTAAAAAGTCCGTATCATCGAGATACAGACTTTCAATTATTGCAGGTGTCCAGTGATGTTCACGTACAACTGTTTTTATCATGTTCCCGATAGAATCTACATACTCTCCTTTTTCATTTTCGTTTTTTACAAGAAAAAAAGGGAGATGTTTTGAACTATTGAAAAGTCTTCAGAATCTAATTTTTTGATTACCTCTTTAGGCTTTGTAGTTAAAGCTGCACCATATGCATGATAGGTACCAAATAGATCAGACGATTTTACTCCTTGCATATGCATTTGAACAAGACCTGAACTAATTCTTGGCTTGTAGCATAATTCGTTAATACTTGCTTCTCCTTCTAAGGGGAATTTTAATTTGTGCGTAATAGTCTTATCTGCATTGACTACAAGCGTACCTTCTTGAACCGCATCAATAAGATTTTCTATATTCTCTTTCGCGGTTTCACGCTTCTTAGGGCTGACTTTTTTATAGTCTAACCAAGATTCAATTTCTTTTGTGGCGGTTTCTTTATCTACTAACATATGCTGGTTTGATTGGTTTAGTTCTTATCCGATTTTTTTTAATTTACCTCCTCCACTTACTTTTAATGGAGTAGTAGAAGTATTACCGTTTCCTTTAATGTCACCTACAGGCGATCCTTTGCCGGAATAGATTGTTCCATTAATATGGGAAAATGTCCAGTCTGCTTCATCAGGATCCCCTGCCATCTTGGTTAACTTTTCCAAATCTTCTTTAGAATTCATATCCCAAGCAAGAGTTACTTCAAAAGTCCAACGCACATTATTCAACTGACGAATAGTTTGACCGTTACCGGTAACCATATTTGCATCATCATTCCCTCTAGGTCCACCTAAATCGTAAGTGGAATCTTCGCTTGCTTTAGGGAATAATGTACCACTTCCAAGTGTTGGGTGGTTATAAGTAATTTCTACGATGTCTCCGCCTACTGCTGCCATTTTTTATTGATTAGTTTGTTCCAAAATTAAATCCTGCTTCTGCTGTTGTTGAAGCAATTCGCGCATATCCGCTGCGCTTGTATCGGAAGAAAGTTTCCAATCTATCCGGATTTGTGGTGCTAATATCAACAGTAACCGATTTTTGCATAAATTCTGTATCAACAACAATTCCTTGAGCTGTCAAATCTTCGGCAAATGTTGATAACACTTGTTTCCACATCTTAGGTTTAACCACTTTAGGTGCAGTAACAGTATCGGTATCTTTAGCAATCAAATGATCAATAACGTGTACAAGCTCGAGCAACATGTACTTGAATCTGATATTCCAATCAATCATTAAGTTTCTGCAATATCTGAATTGCGGAACAACTTCGCCATCAGGATGGTATGATGTTACGAAATCCATTACCTTGTAAACTCCGGCAGAAAGTTCTACTGTTGAACAACCTTTTTTCACAATCGCATCGCGATCGGTGTATGATGCCATTAAGCCAATTGCTAAAGGTGCCGGCATATCAGGATAGTTTTTACCTGATACATCAAGCTCCGGGGTATCTTGTGCTTGGCGCGCAAATAACAAAGTCATATTTGCGGCTGCTTCCCAATGAAATCCTTTAGAAAGTGGTGCAGGGCAAATTGCAATTGTCACATTGTTTTTCAATGCATCAGTAACTGAAGAAGGATCTTCAGCAACCGAACCAGTTAAAGCAATAAACGGTTTCATGATAATTCCAGCAAAACGACCTGTTGGCGCATCTGGATCAGGAATACCGTTAAACTGCTCAAGTGAAGAAATAATTGTTGATGCTGTACCATAGGTATTCAACACAATTGTGTTCCATTCGTTTGCAAACAATGCTAACGATGCAGCAATTGAAGGAGTTCCGCTTCCACTTGTTGTAGAAACAACAGCATAAGTTAAACCACATGTATTTGTACCTGTATCAACAGTAATTGATAGTTCGTTTGCAGTTAATCCATTCCATTTTGAAGTTGTAGTAACAACTCCAGCAGAATGTGCAGCAGTTAATGGAGAAGCTAAAATTGCATTGATTGCATCTTCAATTTTAGCAGCAACCATTGTTGGTGTATCGCCAGTTACAATATTTACATCGTAAAATAAACCATCGATTCCTTTACGACCTGCAATAACAAGCGTGTGAGTTCCATTAGATGTTGCGGTACCTGTAACAGTAAGCGTTAAAACTTTTGCTGCAGCTCCAGATGCTTTTGCTTGTGCATAAACAACTGTTTCAATTCCACCAACACCATCACCGGAAATAGGGCGCAAAATTCTCATTGCAGAATGAATTGGGGAACCATATCCATATAAATCTCCTGCTTGTTTAGCTGAAGTTATTTTTACAGGAGTAGTAACGAGATTGGATTGGTTTGCTTCGTTTGCTTCGCCAATGATAGCGATACGTTGCGGAAGGTTTGGAGAAGAGGTGTTGAAATTTCCTTTTGTAATTTTGTAACCTACAATTCTTGATACATTTTCAGAACCAACTGCTAATCCCATTTCAATAATTTTATAAAGCAAATATGGAACTGAAAAAAAACAATTGAAAAAAAAGTAACCTTATGGGTTACTGCAATTTCAAATAATTATGAATATTACAAAAACGTTCAGCAGTTTTGTTGTATGAAAAATTTCACCAAATACATCCTCTTAGGTCTATGCGCATTTGCATTCACCGGAGGCGTGGCTTTTTCTCAGGATATTACAGATGGACCTGAGATTTTTGCTTCGAAAAAAAGTCCACCATCGTTTGTGGCAACAGAAACCATCTATGCGGTATGTGAAACAAAAGCAATTTCCCAAGGGGAATATTGTTTTAGTTTTGAACCAGCAAAGGTTATAGTGATTGAACAATCACCTATATTGAATACTGAAGCGATTTTTGTACATGAAGATTATTGGCGACTGAAGTTGTTTAAGTTAAATGCGAGTAATAATTCATTGAACAATAAATTTAAAATTGATCCAGTAAAAAATATTAACCCGAGCTTGTATGCTATTTCAACTGTACATACAGTTTTGGAAATAGCAAAGTTAATTTACGTAAATCGAGCCGAGTGTAATAAGCAGGTACACATATCTAAAAAAAAGCCATTCTTCGGAGTGGCTTTTTTTATCTAGGGTATTAGCATCCATTTAAGACAAAGAACTTTTCAGCTTTATCTCTGAATTTACCAACTCCAAATATTCTTACTATAAAGTCATTACCAATAGCCTCAATAAATTCACCTTCTTTAAGGTGCGGCTCATCTCCAATTACACTTTCAAAAATCGGATAGAATAGATAGGTGCTAACAGCAGGAATATTCAATGCTGAGCATCGTGTATATTCGGAGTTCAGTTTTTCAATTAAGTCTTGTGTTGTCATAAAGTTTTGTTTTAAAAAATTATAGCCCATTAATTATATCAATATAATCCGCCCAAGCTCCATTTTGAATTCCATTTTCTTTTGTGATATTATATACAAATATATCTCTTAGCGCCATATTATAAACCCTAACATCCCAAAAGTGATTTTGAACTGAAAAGTTTTTCTTAACCCATCTGGCAGCAACACCTTCGCCTCCTTTAGTTTCAATCACTCTATGTTCGGCTTCATAATGGGAGAAATAATTTTGGAATAAATATTTTCCAGATCCTGGAAGTGGGAAATTCATAAAACCATAGGATTGATAGATATCATTTCCGGAATCCCATTTTAATTCAATTGCCGTTGCTAGTTCATCCTTAAGTTGGTTAACCTCGAGAATAAACAAGTTATTTCTTTCTTTTGCCGGCCGGAATTTACGAGTATCCACACCAAAAGCCCTTGCTTTCCCATCACGTTCCCCTTTCAGACCAATGACAAAATTATTTGTCTTGTCCATATACTCGTATGCTCTTTCAGTATAATGTCCTGTATCGATTCCAGTGATCATAATTCGCATACGTCTACCAGTATCAGTCTCTAAAGTTTGCTCCAGAATTGAATCAAAGAATGTCCATACGCTATTATGTTTCGAATGATAATAATTCCATCGTTCACGGTCCTCTTTAATAGTTTTAGAATTTTCTCTCGGAACAAATGTTCCAATGCTTCCTTGGTCAATTGCATAGGAAGCTCCAGTTTCACTCCATGCCCAAATCTCCCAATCCAAACGCGCATCATCTTCAACTCCATTTAAATCCGCTGCACATGTAATCAATACAATTTTTCCATTCCCATCTTTTAGTGACAGTTTTTCTGGGATTTTTCCAATATCATAATTTCGGATATTCATCTGAAGAGTATTCGCTTTAGGCGATTTTTTTTGCTCTTCATATGTTTGCCCAAGGCATAAATTGACAAATGTCTGTTGAAGTGATTCACTTCTATCTTTGCCTGGGGGATTTGCTTCAATATACTGCCTTACATAGTGATTCCAGTCAAACATTCCAACTGGAGCGTATAAACTGCTTAAATGATATGAATAATATCCTGGCTGTGATGGGTTAGCTGTCGGCTCCCAAAATCCATTAATATTAAATTCATATTTGGCGGAGTCAGTAAAAAAGCCAGCACATTTCTGACAAATGTACCCTATCATGTTATCCTTTAAATTTCCATTTGCATCAAGGCTCCAAGTTATTCCTGCTTTATTATCATCAACATCAATCTCCCATTCCAAATTAATAAACTCACCACAGCAAGGACATGGAATCATATATTTTCTTTGGTCACCAAGCAAATAAACAGGTTCAATATTGGAAACACTTTTTTTCTCAGGTGTAGAAATATAATACAATTTCATTTTGTCTCCATAAGCAGCAAATCGCTGTTCAATCATTTTTGTAGTTGATCCGGATTCAGAGCTTGATCTTTTCGCAGCGTCAAAATCATCTATAAAACCATACTTAACGGATCTTTGTCGCAACAATTTATGATTGCCGGCACTTCCGCTTACTAAAGAACCGCCTGGAAATTCCTTTGATTTGTTTGTATCTCCAGTTCTCATGTTACGCGCCCTTAGAACATTCGGTCTAATTAAAGGACGGAGCCCGCAACTATCAATCATTTGGTCAATCTTACCATTCATTGCTTCTTCTGCTAGATCCGCATGGCCTGTTAAAAACAAAATATTGCCAGGGCTTTGAGAAATAATCCAACCAATTGCAGCTTCAATTACACCAGTACTGAATCCAAGCTGAGCACCCTTCATTACAGCAATTCTTTTGGCAGGATGAAAAGGTGACGCACAATCAACAATTTCTCTGAGATAGGGAACTTTATCATAAGAGAATTTGCCGGGGAATGGACTTACATCACTAGTCATAATCCGATTTTGTTCAGCCCAAATTGATGGCTTAATATCGGAAAACGAAAAGAAAGCTCCATCAAGAAGCTCTAAAATTTGATTTTCAAGTAGTGTATTATTGTTCATACTATGCTCTTTCTCCAACACCTCTTTTTACAGAATACTCTTCTACAATATTTTTGATATTTTTTTTACTCTCTTGAATGCTTTCGCTTATCGCATCATTCAGAATTCCATTGAGGACAGAACGGAGCTCTGCAATTTCATTGACATTTAGCGCTTTTTTCTTACCTATGTTTGTAATGATTGTTTCGGTTGCGTTTTTAAATGTTGTACCTATTGATTTAAAGTGCTGGCCAAAAATAATTTTAACCAAATCCGTAGGAATAGCTTCTCCTCTCAGTTTTTGTTCTTTAATATTCAATAACTCAATTTCCTTCTCTCGCTTCTTTGCTTCCAGTACTTTTAATCGCTGATCAAGGGCAAACAATGAACTCTTTTGGCTTGGATCGGTATTTATTGTGCCGCTTGCATCAGAATTATTTGATTGACTATCTTTTTTAGTTGATTTAGCTTGTGGTTTTTTTTCTGGATTTTGCTGCTGAGGAACAGAATTAACAGCATGCTTTTCGAGGAAATATTTGTTGATTTCAAGATCGGAATCAATCAAATCATCAGTTAACTGAACTTTATTTCTGCCAATATAAATTGATAGCCTGTTGGTAGGCATATCACACATTGTAGCAAACTGTTTTTTAGTAAATAAAGGCATTACAGAGGCAAATGTAGCAAGATTAAAATTGTAGCTACAAATTTTGGCTACAAAAAATGAAATAAGTGTGTTGACAAAAAAGCGCGAAGTGTCGCATACTTTGCGCGCTTAGTTTTGGTTTCCGGAGTACCTAAAAAATTTTATCAGCATCGATGCCGCAGTACTTACATATGTACGTCCTATTCTCTTCATCATAATGTATAACATGGTTACAATTGGTTTGATTATTAGCTATGCGCTTTGTGTTTATAATTTGATTCTCGTTTGCACTAGGCTTATCACCTAATCCGAATACAACTTTGAAATACAATTCAGTCCATTGTTTACTCTTGCCAGATAACGCTTTAGTTGCTAATTGAAACAGTACAGCATCTGCAAAGACTGTGTATTTCTTTTTTATCTGGTCAAGATCTACATGGGAGAAGTGCTGGGATATGATATCGATAGACAACCCTGTTTTATCTGACAACTCAGTTACAGTAGGATATCTCTTCTTCTCATTAGTAATAACAATGAATGCAGAATAGATTGACTCATTATTCTTTTCCCACTCAGTATTTATCCTGTTGTCATTTGGCGGTATTTTCTTCTTTTTTGCCATTGCGTATAATTGCTTTTTTTCCCGTAAACACCTCCCATCTATTTACAATTACATCGCAAAATACTGGATCTAATTCCATTAATCTTGCTTTCCGTTGCATTTGCTCACATGATATTAATGTTGAGCCAGAACCACCAAATAAATCAATAATAATGTGGCCCGGAAAGCTACAGCGATTAAGGGGCTTTTCATGAAGGGTGCATGGTTTTTGTGTGGGGTGAACATAATTTTGTGATACTTCGCGTGCGATCGTCCACATATCAGTATAATCCATTAGACTCTCAAAGATTTTGCGGCCCGCTACTTCTTTGTTCAAAATCTCTGTCATATTTCTAAACTGATCGTTAAGCTTTGGACTGCCTTTTGTGCCATAAACGCATGGCTCTATCAATCTATGAAACGCCATTTGAAGCGTTGGGTTGAATTGATCCTTTATCCAGAAAGCAACACTTTTATTTGATATTTTCAGTCTGCGATATGCTTCTTGAGTTAATCCAATAAATTTAGGATCACACCAGAAGAAGATATGGAAATCAGGCTTAGTAACCTCCATTGCATTATGAACAATCTGGATAAGCCATGCAGTGTAATCTGAATTACTCATGTTATCAGAGAATACGGCATTTGTGTATCTCTTTTTAATAGCGCTGGGTTTCACTCCTTTATCATAACTCAAACCAATATTATACGGAGGATCACAATAAATGATATCAGCAACATCGCCATCCATAAGACGATTTACATCTTCTTCATTCTGTGAATTTCCGCACATAAGACGGTGCTCACCTAGAATGTAGATATCGCCTGGTTTCGTTTTAGGTACTTTTATCTCATCGACTGCTGAATCAAAATCAAATTTATCATCCTCAACCGCATTGCTTTCTTTGAATAAGTTTCCCATTTCCATGAATTCAAAGCCAGCCTCATGTAAGAACTCAATATCAAATAGTTTTAATTTATCCCAATCCCATTCACCACGATGAAGGTTGTCTTTTAGCATTCTGGCATCCTGCACCTCCTTTGGTATGTCATTTTGTACCCAAACCCAAATTTCCTTTTCACCATTTGCTGCTGCAGCTTTCCCGCGTTGATTGCCAGCGTAGCATATATATTTTTTCTCAGCTGTGAGAAAATTAATCAATGGTGGCCGTTGTTTCAGAAAATCAGGATCCTTCTTGATGTCGGACTGAAGCTTCTTAAACTCCTTTATTGAAATTTCTCTTGGATTCCACTCTGGAAACTCAATCAAATCAATGGCAAGTTTTACTAATTTCGGTTCATTATTTATCATGATTGGGCCGGATGCCGGAGCCGGTGCGGTTTAATTATTTTATTGAAACACTATTTATTATGACCAACCGAGTTCCTCTTTGAATTTTTCTTTTAGTTCATTAACATTCTCAATAACTGTAATTTCCCCTTTACAGTTAGGTCCACATTTTTTATCATCAACATCTTTTCTTTTGGAAAAAACTCCATGAATCGAACATTGATATGTGTTGACACTATCATCATGCATAGCAATTATGACTTTTTCTGCTTTTAAATACTTTCCCATGTAAAGCCGGATGCCGGAGCCGGTGCGGTTTAATTATTTATGAAAATTCGTATCCCTTTCCTACTTTTTTGATTATAGCCTCAAAAGGTAAGTCGCCATCTTTGGTTTGACTCATTATATCCTGAAGATTAACCGAACCGGTAAAAACAACACGCTGTTGTCCATTATGTATAACTTGTAGATAAAGGCATTTCCCATTTCCTTTGTCTGAATATTTTGAAGGTTCAATTCTAAAGCATTCAACTATAACTGACTCATTAATAACTTCATCAATACTTATCTTTTTCCCAATTAGGCCTTGAGTCCTAGGCTTATATCCTAACTCACTAAACTTTTTCATGTAAAATCTTTCTTTTAAGGGTTTTAGAATTGCAATGGTTTAACCATCCGTTGTAACTTGCTATTGATTTATGGTTCGGTCGCTTTGCCATCATTTTGGCAAAATTTTGTTTGATTGTTTTACGAAGACGAATATGTGTATGGTAGAATACATATCCTACGAAGTCAATGCCTCTTTTGTCCACTGGAAATACCTGATGATTGCTCTTAACTTGAAGTTTCAAATTGTTGTCTAAATACAGTTTAATCTCGGTTAGAAGACTATGTAAACTTGGTTTATTATCAGACAGAATAACGATATCATCTGCATATCTGAAGTAGTGTTTAACTCCTTTTGTTTGCTTCATCCAATGGTCAAATCCGCTCAGATAGAAATTAGCGAAGTATTGGCTCAAATAATTGCCGATCGGTAGACCTTCTACACTATCAATTATCTCATCCATCAGCCAAATCAGATCTGAATCTTTAAACTTTCTGCGAAGCAGTTGCTTTAATGTGTCATGGTCAACTGATGGATAAAACTTTTTAACGTCAATTTTTAAACAATAAGTCGTTCCCGGTATATCTTTTAGTGCTTCTCTAATTGCCTTAGCAGCTCCATTTATACCACGCTTTTTTATACAGCTATATGTTTGCCCGATGAAACAATCAACAAAAATAGGCTCTAGAATATTCATTATAGCATGGTGGGCAATTCGGTCTGGGAAATATGGTAAGCGAAAAATTTCGCGTTCTTTCGGTTCATAAATTTTAAATCGGGTGTATTCAGATGTTCGGTATTGTTTATCACGCAATAGTTCATGTAACAACTGAATATTTGCTTCAGCTTTCTCGTTATGCTCAATTACACTTAGCTGATCTTGTTTAGCCTTTTGAGCCTTACTATCTGCTAATCTCAAATTATCGAGACTAATAATTGATTGATATAAATTTGACTTTCTTTTCATTTTTTCTTTGCCTTTTAAAGGTCTCGTTCGCTCAATGCTACCAGAGCCCTTTTTGGTTGTTCATTTTTTGCCTAGTGGCATGGTCTGCGCTCAGTATTATCTCGCATAGGTGCGAGCTGACATTCGTGTTCGTATTCGTCCAATTCGTATTCGTGTCATCGACTACGAAGCTCACGCTAAGCCTGCTCGAAAGCGCACCACCTGTTTGGACTTATTTTGTCCAGGTATCAGTGATCAAGTGCATGAAATTTTCCTTTAGTCGATAAAATACGTCCATCGATTTAAGTACATGGCGCGAGCCGACATACGCGTTCGAATTCGCCCAAAACGTATTCGCGTCACCGACCACGAAGCCCACGCCATCAGGGTTATTTTTAATCCATACCCATAACTCTCGTTGATCATTATTGCCATCAAAGTTCGGCTTCCATGCTTCGCCATTGTTATCCTCTTTGTTAAGAGCTTCAATAGCTACCTTTAATTTGTAATCTGCCTCGAAATGAGCGCGATCATTTTCCGGAAGGGCTTTAAATGCTTCCAATACTGCTAAATCTCTACCTGTGTAGGATAATGCTGCTTCAACTGTTATGATTTGTGTTTCCATGATTAATTTGATAAAATGGTGTTATAATCTTCACTATTCTCTTTGGCGAATTCGATCGCCATTTCGCTGGTCGGAAAGCAAAGGCGCGAGCTGACATCCGTGTGCGTAAACGTCCAAATCGCATCCGTGCCACCGACCACGAAGCCCACGCCATCTTTATACTTAAACCAAGGGTAATACTTATATTGGCTTGAATTAGTAAAGTCCGGTTTCCAACTACCGCGCTTCTCTTTTGCAGCTGCACGAAGTCGGGAATATGCCGCAACTACTTTTTGCTCTATTTCGTCCAAATCTTCATATTTGAACGACTCAAATGTATCTCGACCGAATAAGTCGCACAACACTTGTTTAGTTTCTTTGCCTGCTTTGGGAAATGCGAGTAAGGCTTTCGCTTTTAGTTCTGTTAATTCCATTTTTTTTCCGGGTATCAGAGCCGGTGTGATTTTTTGAATAATATTTTTATATGCTAACTTGATATTTGCGCAATCTTTACACTGCTCAAATAGTTATAGTTATTGATTTTGATAAATTTCATTGACCATATCAAGCACTTGCTCGAAAGAAAATAATTTGCTCACACCTTCAAGACAGCCGAAGTCATTTTTAATGTCTGCCCATGTCTTACCATATTTAGAAGCCCATTTTTCTTTACACTCGATAAAGGAAAGCTTACAGTTTGGTTGGTTTAATACTGAAAACCCGTTCAATAAATCAACCAGCTCATCAACTTTTAGTACATAACCTAACCCTTCGTCTTCTTGAGTGTATTCTTTGCTTTCTAGAAATTCTTTTGCGTTCATGGTTGTATGTTATTTAACAATATAGATACCTGTTTCATCTAAATCTTTAGGATCTACCAATTCCCGTTTTCGTTCAACACAGCCATTATCATCGCAATAATTCATGCCGCAATTTCCATTACATGAAGAAGCAACTGAAGGCTCTATTTTCTCAATTGTTACTTTCCCTGCATGGTGATGAATAGTTACATTTTCTTCGACCTCCGATTTTTTAGGTACAAAAAGCAAGATCCAGGAGAACCATTTGTTAATCCACTTTACTGTTTTCAGAAATTTCTCACTTGCCAGATAATCATCTATTGTCAATAGGTTTTGTCCGCATTGGGGACATGGCATATCAATGTAATTTTCTGTACTGATAAATGGATCTTTTGTTGTGTTTTCAATTTTGTAGTCACATTCTGGATTGTCGCATTCAACAATAAAGTCTTGAGACATTTCGATTAACTGTTTTTTCATAGATTTTAGCTATTAAATGATTTATTACCCATTAAATTTAAACGGTACAATGGCTTTAGAATATCTGAACTCATCCGGCTGGTTGGGTTCAAATCCTTTGTAAATCTGACCGTCATTAAATTTCAAAATCTCGCCACTTGTATAGCACTCATCAACCAGAAGCCAATTTCCACCAAATTGATTTTCGAAGCTTTTTTGGAGATTTACTACTTGTCCCTTATGGCAATAGACGGCTATCTTTTCATCCGTTCCATGTTTGGCAAAAATTTTAAGCATTTTGTTTCTGGGTATCAGAGCCAGAGTGATTGATTAAAAATTTAGTTCTAGAACAAGGGTTCCTTTTGTCATCACAATAGTTTCCTCTTCTGCAATTTTTCTATCTTCCTCGTTTTCTGAATTAGAATAGACACTAATAGGCTCTACACCTTCACCAGATGGATTTATTAGGTCGTCTTCAGTAATTACAATTGAGGTTATTCCTCCACCTTTTTCTTCTCCCCACACAATTACTTCCTGCTGAAGTTTTTCATCTGTTAAAGAATTTACAAACTCTTTAATGTCACTCCACAAAATGCTTCTTTCATCACCTTGATCGTTCATTCTTTTAGGCCGTAGCACTTCTTTTGTCATGTTGTAATTCATATTAAAGCCGGGTATCAGAGCCGGTGTGATTTGGTTTAAAATATTGTTGAATATGCTGAAAATGAAAACTAAGCAGCCAATGTCTCTTTTGCGCCAGTTGAGGGATGATGCTTCTGAATCATATCACATGTTTTATAATCCTTTTGTTCGGAGAATTTTTTTAGCAATCGATTTAGAGAGTATTGGTCCAATGGCTTTCTTCTTGTAAGTCCAGGTTTAAAGTCGAATAAGTCATAAGCACAAATATTGTAGAGTTTTTGTCCGCAGATTACCCACCACATATTATTTATGTGGTGCCATACTATACCACTTGATAATCGTTTATTGTATGGGTCGTAGAAATATTTCCTTTGTCCACAAACTATCTTAATTTCATTCTTATCGTTGCTGTTGCATTTCCGGTCATGACTTTCAGGAGTAATACTCAATTTTATATCATTAAGGCAATTTACATTACCATGTATATGTGTATTAATTTTCAGAGTGTTTATGATATACTCTTCCGCATTCAATGAGTATTCTTCTCTTACAAAAGTCAGATTAAATTTTGAACAAAAATCCATCAGCTTTTTAATTTCAAGTCTAACTGCAACATCTTCTAGGTAATTTAATTTCGTGTATCTATCATCATTAGGGTTATTCCAGAATGATTGAGCAATTCCAGTCCAAAGATTTTTGATGTTGCCAAACTCAACGTTTATTGAGCTAGCACTTATTTCCATGAGTAAAGCCACATTCTTCTTAAATCCTATTTTGTGAAATTTACTTATGCACTGGTAATGCTTTTTGTATGATTCATTTTCTTTGATATCAAAACCTCTACTTTTCAGAAATCGAATAATAGATATCCATTTACCATGGAGAGGAACTTTAAGCGTGAAATTATTCCCGCAGTGTCCAAAGTTTAGCATTACAGTGTTTCTATAGTTTCTTAGTGTATTTTTCATTCTTTGCCGGATGCCGGAGCCGGTGCGGTTTTATTGTTTATTTCTGTTCTTAAATCAGTTACAAGATTTTTGTAGGTAAGTGCAGTGTATCTGAACACTTTCCACCCGAGCTGCTGGGCTTTGTTATATTTTTCAGAATCTTTACTAAAACCGGTTATTGAAGTATGACGTGATTTATCCGACATTAACCCTTCATATTCGATGGCAATCATCTTGGAAGGGATGGCGAAGTCAAATTTCCATCTTCGATCAGGATGGAATTTCTTTTCCTTCACATATTCAATTCCCAAAAGTTTTATCATCAATTCCATTTCTGCTTTGTATTTATTGCCGTTTCCCTTCTTTTTTGTTTGGTGAGGCTTAGCCAGCATCAAGGCGCGATATTGTTCAACTGATATTGTCTCACTCATCGCTTTTTCTTTTTAGTGTTTCGTTTATTTGAGATATCGGTGTAGAATTTTTTTCCCTTGCTTATGTCTTTATCCGTTATATGGGACATTTCGCACTCCTGAAGACGAGTAATAATGTAAGGTTCATCTTTGTGGAATGGTCGCTGCTCCTTCTTTTCATTTTCTACAATAACCACTTCTACACCGGTATTCTGCAATGATTTCGCTTCATGAACGATAGCAGCAAGACCGATATGACCAGTACCAAGAATTGTTATTTTTCGCATGGCTTATTGTTTTGAATTTGAATGTATTGGATGTATTCTTCCTGAGATAACGGTAGTAATCCCGAAAGTGCTCTAATAGCATTCGCTTGATCAATAGGGGATAGGGGGCTATTCAAAATTTCATTTCTCTTTCTGAAATAATCATCAGTAGCCATGTGGTACCGTTGAGCCTGTGATAACAACTCCGGTTTATTTTCCTTGATGTAGTCCAGAAGTTTAATCACTGATTTTCTACAATCAACCAGCGAAACATGCGTTTTTCCATCTGGATAATGTGATTTCTGAATGTGATTAACAAGTTTGTAAGCAACTTTGAACTCAAAAGGTGTTGCCAGTTCTTTATTTTCAATCTCCTCGAAACCTTCATCCGTTTTACGCACATACACATTACCGCACTTTACCAAGTAAATTTCCTTGTTTTCGACATCAAGTCTTTCCTTGTGCTCTTCAACAGCTAATTTTTCTGCTGCAACAATACGATCGCTAACGAACGTGCTCAATGCTACCAATATGACGTTCCCATCCAAACGATTATAGCTTACTCCGTACTTCCCAAGCTTGAAATTGTCAAAGAACAACTGAAAGTCAGCCATGGTTAAGAAATAGTATTCTTTCAGAATCAGGCGAGCCGTCTCAAGAAGTCCTTCATCGTTCATTGTGTGGCCCACTGCGAAGAAGTCAGCCGTTTTTGCAATCATCAACACTAAAACAGACTCAGCTCCAACATCTCCATTTTCCTTTCTTATCTCAGCAATTGATAGCGATTTAGCATCAAACACGTGGTTGAAGGTTTTGATTTGTGATGAGGTTTCCGACAACTGTCTGAGCTCGTTCGACTGCGTTTTGATAATTTCCTGATTTGCCCGTTCCATTGTTATTGAAATTTTGTATAGAAATATTTTTTATCCATGATGCTTCCAGCCCTTTCCATTGCTTGTTCACTACAATTTGAAGTACTTCGTTGGGATCCTTGTTACACTTTTCAACTTCCTTTATGAAGTTTTCGAATGCCAGATCAGAATTGATGGCTTTCTTTTTCTTACGAATTAGCATCCATTCTTCAGCCAGCTGCGGAGTAAATCCATATTCGATCAGCTTACGCTTGAATTCAGCTGGGTTTTCTTTTTGCGCGGAACTTTTTTCTTTTTCCGGAGCATTTTGTTTTTCTGAATCATCAACCTGACAATCACCTTTTGATTCTTTTTCTAAAAGAATAGTTTCTTGTTCTTGGTTTATTGGTTTATTGGTTAATGGTTTATTTACACTATCAATGCTTTCACTAGTGCTTTCATGTTGCTTTGTTACGTGCTTTATAGTTGCTTTATCAAGTGCTTTATCAAGTGCTTTATCAAAATTTGATAGGGCAATAATGTTAGAAGAGAACTGATTTTTGCTTTTTTGAATCAATAAAATGAATCCGAACTGAACCAAATCATTCAATGTATTGATGTAGGTATTATAGGAATGAATGCCGATCGCTTCCTTCGCCATTGTAGTCGGTAATCCAAATTTTTCTTTCCATCCAAGTCTATTGCAATGCTCAATACAAAAAAAGTATAGTGCAGTATGGACAGGTTTAATAATTTCTGGATTTTGAAAACAGAAATCGAACCACTTCCTACTCAGCTCATATCCAGATAATTCGTTATTAGCCATTTGGTTTAATTACTGTCTTGTTATACAATTTGATAATTCTCTTTTTCGCACTGATGCGATGCTTATACTGCTTGATAAGCTCTCCATTGGATATCACTTGATACCTCCGGCTTTTATTTTTTCCGCTCCGGATGATTGCAGTAATGAAACCTAGATCATCCAAATTCTTCTGAAGCTGTCGAAACTCTTTTTGTTTCATCACCCAATTTTGATAGGATTAACAGACATGGTATCCAAGTTCAAATAGCAACCCTGATGTTGGATTCTTCCTTCGCGGAATAGCTTCCATAACAAGTTCAATCCAAGATTGGCAAGTGTTGAATTGATAAATAGGTCTTGTTTGTTTAGCGCCTGAGCCAATGAACAGCTCGGGCCCTGATCAGCTTCTTTAACTTTTCGTATTCCCGGAAGCAGCCGGATGATATCCTTTAGTGGACCAACCGAATTTTCGTTTTCTGATGCCTTTTTATCGCGCTTTTCATATCCAACAGTACCTAATACAACCTGACCAGTTGATTTGAGATTCCCAAAGTCCATCCAATAGAAAGGCCAGTTATAAGGCTCACCATATCGCACTCTAAACAATTTCGATATCTGAACCCGGGCTTTAGCACTATCAACACAAGTGATGGTGATGTTAGCCTGAATGTCGCCATTGTATTCTTTATTGACAGCGGTCCAATCAAAGCCAAAAAAGCGGTTCACACGACTTACTGACACCGTTGCTTTGAACTGATTGATATCGGATGGACTAAACAACTGGCGGCCAATGTTCGCCTCAGTAATGATATCATGATCAAATACTGTAACGTATAGTCCAGGATGTCCAAGCTCAAGCAAAGCCTTATTCATTCGTGCGAGTCCGGAAAGAACTTGTGAGCCGGTACCACCGCACCCGATTAAATTCACCGTTATTCGATGCGTAGGATTTAAGATGTACTTATCCGTATAGTGGAATTTCATTTCAACGATTTAATAAGTGAACCAAATGTTTCTTCTGAGTCCATAAGAACTGCACAGTCAAATGCTGTTTTCTGCTTGATGGCGCGCTTCCAGTAGGTGTTTAAGTTTCCTTTAATTGGAGATTCGTTTCCTGCCAAATGACTAAACTCGCTATTCCAGAACAAATCCTCGTAGTGTTCAATTACCGACTGATAGGTATTGTTGAGCTTCTTTTTGCTTTTTGCAGATCCAAGACAAACCGATCCATCGGAAGATACATTGTGATATGGAGCGCGAAACAACTTTGTGTCCCATGCAGGGCTTTTGCTGTCTTGATATACAAACACTGATAAATCACCATTATTCAGAACAAAAATCAATGATGGTTGAAATGCTTTACCATTTGGAATAGATAGTTCTTTTGTAAAGCGCATGAGCTGCTCACTTGCCTGTAAATGCCAAACCAATTGCTTTTTCTCCCAATTACAATACAATAATCTATCTGGAATCATTCCATTGATTTCATTACTTCTCTTGATTTTAGTATTAAAAACATCTACCATTTCAGCAATTGCTTCCTCTTGTAAAGGAATACCGGGCTCCATTTGACCATCTGTAATCTTGTGTGACTCTAAATAAAAGTCTGCATCATACCGATAAATGACAATCGCTAACTCCGGAGTAAACTCCCCTGTGATTCTATCCGTTAATTTATTTGACATGTTTACGTTTTGCTTTTTCTGTGTAAGAATATATGGCCGTAAATCCAGTATCAATCCAGTTTAAGAATTCATTAAACCATTCATTGGAGGTGAATACGTCCTTTACTTTACTATCAATTCGATGCCAATGGCATGGTGTCATTGTTCCATATTCACCGCTATCCATATCTAATCCTTCAATATGCTGCTGTGTAACAGTATCGTCAGCATCCCACACAACAATGAATTGACGACTAAGACTTACAGCATCTTCATATTCTGGATAATCCTCATAGTCAACAGATCCGTTATATTCCATTGTTGATAAATTCCGACAACCTTCCTTTTTGAATAGTTCAAATCCAGCAATCATCCATTGCTTTAAAAACTTTAGATTTGGCGAAATAGATCCCTTTTTTAGCCTATCAATATCAATACTGTTAGTTTTTAGAAACCAGTCATTTATTAGCTTTAAATAGAATTCTCCATGCCGCGTATAGTTATAATGAACACTGATTAATTCTCCATACCCATCTTCATATTCATCGAGTAACTCATTTGCCTGCTCCAATAAACAATCAACACCCCAACTAAGATTACAGTCGTCTTTCCAAGTGCTAAAACCAGCTTTGTTTATAATTAGTCCATATAGCCAAACCATTGGCTTAAATAATGAGGCCTTTCTCTTTTCTAAGAGCTGCAAGAAATCGAGTGGCAAGCAGAAAAGTATATCCTGAGTATTAAAAACGCGATATGCAACAAAGAAAAATTCTCCATCATCATTTTTTTCAATGTTCAGTTTTGCATCTGGACAAGTAGTTCTGATAATTCGTTCCAAATCTTTGTACATCATATTGATTGACTTATTCTCAGGCAATGATTTATTAAGCGCAATTGGAGTTTGATTCGAAATTTTGCAATATCTCCTGTAGGCTTTATTTAACTGGTCGATACATCCATAAGTAAAAGAACTCTTGTAATCCTGTCTGTTTAAACCGGTCAAAAACGGTATAGGCTGAAATTTTATGGTAGAAAGTCCACGCTGGCTGATGGCGGCAAAAGAACGTTTCCCCGATCCCGAATGACTACTCTTCGCTCTCTTGGTGATAGTACCACCTCGTTCATTAGTGCTCTTCCTAATGCTTGATGAAAGTTTCTTACGCTGGTGTATTTTGGTTGCCATTTCTTTGGTTTCATTGGGATTATCCTTTCGTGCCGATCGTTGACTTGAATGTGTATACCGCTGTTTCGCCTTTAAATTCCGGTCCGCTTACTGTAGCAGTTGTCAGTTCCGGATACTTGATGGAGTAGAATCCCATCACTTCATCAATGTTAAAAGCTGGATTTGGATCAGCTAACTCTTCCCCGTTCAGGTCAAATGTTCTTTTGCAATTTGTTACTTGTAGTGCCATAGCATTAATTTGAAGGTTAAAAATTGCCGTCTTTCCGGCTGTCATCTCATATCCTGCTGAGCCCGCGTTCCCTTTTTCTCAGAGACCAATCCTTGTCTTTCCAAGTGTCAACCATCTCTTGTTCAGTCAGCTACGTTTCCACAAGCTTCGCTGTTAGAGCAGGATTTTGCGCGGGGACAAGGATTCGAACCTTGCACTATCGGAACTACCTCGAATAGTTTCAAACCGGTGCGACCGATTACCGAACACAGCAGACTGTTATCTTTACCTTTTGACCACCCCGCTTGTGCCGTCTTTCCGGCTGTCACCTTTCTTTTCATCGGTCAAAACATAAAATCCCGACTGAGGACACCTCTCCACGGCTTTGCCATGGGTTGAGCGATTGGCTACTCTATGTATAAGCTAAAATTCTAACTGTACCTGCTCCTCCTTTGGTTCAGCTGGCAATTCTTCAGTATCGTTTTTCTTTTCTGCCGGTTTTGTTGCTTCTTTTTTGGGATTCGGCTTTTTTTCAGTTTTAGCAACTGCTGCACCTTTTTCTTTATCCTCAACAGACTTTAAACTTTTTGCGATTTCCTCGACATTGGTTACCACTCCATCAATTGCTTTCTTAACCTCCGATACTGAAGTGAAAAATGCCTCATCAAGTTCTTGAGGTGTTCCAGTGACTGATAAAATTCTCAGTCCTTTGTTGACTTTTTCATTGTCAACCTCCGGAAGAAAGCCAACGGTAAGTAAATCGCCTTTTTTGTTGATCGTGATGGTTGTTTTTTTAACCCCATCCATCAATGGGAAAATTTGCTCGAAGAAGTTCATGTGGCTTTTTTTATTAGTTATGTAATTGAATTGGCATCAATAGAACTGTCACAGCATTCATTGTCGGTATCTTTGCGGTCATAGCTTTATTTGGACCGCTGATTGATAACTGAATGTCGCCAGTTTTAGATTCAAGCTGAGTAATCAGCCTTTTGAAAAGTCGACCGTTAAATCGAATATGTTTCACTTCGCATGATGAAGTCGATTCAATCTTGATGTTACATGACATGCCGGTTAATTCATCCTTAGTCTCGATTTTGATTTCTTCAGGTGAAATAAAGAAGTCGATGCCATTCATGTCATAATCAGACATAACATAGGCTTTTGAAACTGCAGCCTCGAGATCCTCAATTTTAACGGTAACGTTTGCATTATACTCTGGTACAACAGCGCGCCATGTTGGAAACTTTGCCTCAACTCTTTTACAAGTAATGCTCAATGCGCCAGACTTTATCGATAGGTTCTTGGTGTTGAACCCAATTTCAATATCATCATAAGCAGACTCCAGAATCTTTGAGAGAATTGTTGGCAATAACACATCCTCATCAGTGGTAACTGGCACATGTGGAATTTTTGCCCAATAAATGCTATTGGCATCAGTCGAAACAACAGTAGTTTCAGTTTGGCGAAGTTCAAGCATTACAGAATTCAATGCCGGACGTAATGGATCTTTGTTGACAGATAATGCTGCCATTTTAAATGCTCGGATAAAACCGATATCAATTGGAAGCATTTTGCTCTCCGCAACTTTTGGTGTTTTTGGAAATTCATCCGGGTCACCTTGGTACCCAAGTCGGAAAATATCAGCATCGAATTGTACCACTGGTCCTGATTCTTCATTGGACTCGATTTGTACTTCTCCCGATTCAAGGTCAATGATATTCTTGAAGTGAGTGTATGGAATCAACACTTGGCCCGTTCCATTTGTTTCACATTCCAGTTCAAAAGATACGGTTACCAATAGATCGGTGGTGGTTAATAATACTTTGCCATCCGATACGGTTACCAGCACATTCTGTACTACCGGTAATGCTGCTTTTGTCGATACAACGATTCCTAGCTTTTTAAGAATCTCTTTTAGTTGCGATGTTTGTGTTCTAAAGTTCATTTTTTATTTTTTGGATTTAATGACTGATTGTAGTTCTCGAAGAGCCGCGATAACCTTTTTGTTATATTCACCTAAATCATTGAAATACTCTTGCTTTTGCGGCTTCAATGGATTTATATAGGCAATCTGTTTATTAGCCATTGAAATGGCTGCCTGAAATTCATCTTCGGTTAAAAGTCGAACCCCTTCACATATTCGATTTATCTTTCGAACACTGATATCATCATCTGAAACCATCATACTCATGTTATTCTGAAAATTGATTAATTACAAAGGACTCCCCTTTGAATGGATGAACGATGTAGGCAGTTTTGCCAATCTTATCGCTATTGAAAATTTGAACCTCCGTTCCGAATTCTTCAGAAAGACCTCTGAGAATAATGGGGTTTATCCCATACACTTGAACGTTCAACATTGCTGTTTTGCCGAAAACTTCCTGAATTACTTCGCCAAATTTCTCTGCAGCTATCTCTAGCTTTTTGAGTTCTGATATTTTATTTATCTTTGCCATACAAATTGATTTTGTAGCCGGAGTTTGATTGCAGTCGCTCCGGCTTCTTTTATTTAATGATTACATATACAATTGCCCCAAGTAGAGCCATTACAAATAAGTAATTCAACAATCCGATCTTCTTCTCTCCAGATATAATTGCATATGGCAATGTGATAGGCCATGCTGCAACAATTATTGTTTCGATAATCTGACCAAGAAATGGAGGCTGGTCTTTATCCAGCGCCATAACAATCATGAAATAGGCAAAGCCAATAAACCAGATAAATGTTAATAGTAGAACTGTGTTCATAGAGTTGTTTTAGTGAGTTATATTAAATGCAGTAATACATACCGCGATTAGCAAAAAGGTTAGAATTGTGAAGTACACAAGGATTTTAAAGTCTTTCTTTGTCATAAAGCGAAGTTGTTTATGTAAACCATTTGACGAATTGCGCTGAAGTGAGATGCACATGAAAGCGTTAGACCTAAATCGTAAGCCATAACTTTCATTTTGAACTTTAACTCAAGCTCCGACATTATCAGTGGTTTTATTGTTTAGTAAATCATTGATAGTAAGCGTTTCGATTTCCGCATTTATAAGTGCACGAAGCCTGTTTATGCCTTTTCGCGTTTTCAATCGTTTGCGGATGCGCGGTTCTACAATAGATACCGCTTGATTTCGTAGGATTTCCAAAGAAGATTCAAGTACCGAAATAACCTCACCTACGTAGTTATCTCGTTCGAAGTAAGTATGAATAGTGAATTTGTTTTCACCTTCTGCTTTAGTGGCTCTGATTGAAACGTGGATAGGCATATGTTTTGGTTTGACTTTGATTTTTAAAAGTGCAGGTTATCTCACTTTGGTGTGGCGTTACCCTGCTACGCATGCTAGTAAGTCCTGCTACGTGTTACTTTTTCACGCTCTTTCGAGTGACTTGTGGAGGAGGACAGATTCGAACTGCCGACCGTCTTATTGGTAGTTCCCCAATAAACTGCTCTACCACCGAGCTACTCCCCCTATTCGACCCCTAATCTCTTGACCGGAATTCTTGTTTCCTTGATTTGTAAGTCCAACAGCTGCGTATATGGCAACCGTACTTGTCTAGGTATGCCAAACTTGTCATTGAACCCAATGAAATAATACATCTTCCCTTTTTGCTTGTCCGATATCACCTCTCTAATGCGATCAGGACTGATTTCAACACCGTTTGCCTTAATCATGGTTTATGGTTTTATATAGTTTTTAGCTTTCTCTTCTACATCCATGGCGCCATCAATTCTGTTTTTTCGCATGTATGCGATTAAATCAGACTTTAGAATATACTTTTGCTTACCTCCGGGCTTAGAAAAGCCAATTGCCGGTGCTCCATCCACATTACTTGTTAATCGATAGATATGATCAACTCCACATCCCAAAAACAAAGCAGCCTCATCCGGAGTCAAATCTTCTTTTGCTCCAATAAGCAATAGAGATTCGATCTTCCCAATTCGATCGTGTAGCGCTTCTAGTTTTTCGAGTTCAAGTGACATGGTTACGCGTTTACAGTTTCAATAATTTCTTGGTCGGCTGAAATATTATTATGCTCTCGAATAGCCACTATACAATCGTGCAACAATAAGTTTCGGCTGTTTTTATTGGCCCATCTTAATGGAGCCTGTATTGAACGCCCACAGGCTTTGGCAATTTTTCCCTGCAACTCAACATCAGATTTTATTTGATCTCTATACTTTTCAACCAGTTGTGTTTTCATATTATCAATGTTTGTGTTTCGTTGTCTCAGTAATTTGATTTACTTTTGATTTAATTGTAATGCAATAGTAAAATACATTTCACTAAGTAACAAATATTTCACCGAATTAGTTATAAACATTTCACTTACAATATTGTGGAAAACGAAGGAAAAAAACTAGGCAAATGGCTTGTAGATAATAATCTAAATGCTCCAACTCTTGCAACAATGATGGGGTTAGAGAAGCAATCTGTTTATTATCAATTGAAACAAGAAAGGGTATCAGATAGCTTTAAGCACAAATTATCCGAATCTGGTTTTTATGTTTTCGTTGAAAAAGTGAAACATATTATACCGGAAAGTAATAGTGTTGTAAATGAAAGCTCTCCTGTATATAATTTGAATAGTCGGGAACCTTTAAAACTTATACCATATTATGACATTGATTTTTATGGTGGTTTTGAAAAAGTGTTTGCTGATCAGAAGATACACCCAGCATTTTTTATCAATAATCCAATCTTCTTCAAAGCTGAATTTGCAGTTAATTTAAGCGGTCGAAGCATGTCTGGAGTAATCCCTACCAATGCAGTGATAGGACTCAGAGAAATTAGAGATTGGCAGGTGTACTTTCCATCCGGTGAAATTTATGCTATTGTTACTAAAAATGATATGCGTACAGTGAAGAAGATCAAGTGGGATAAATCGCGCGAAAACTTAATACTCATACCAGAACCGGCAGAACAATTCAAAGATGATTATTCTATTGAACCTTTGGATAAGAACTTCATAACAAACTTCTATGAGGTTGTTGCATGGGAACAATTTGGTAAATTAGCGATGTAAAACATAAATTTATGGCAAAAAAATTCAATGAGTTAACCTCCGAGGAAAAGAGAAATGGCTGTCTTGGGATGGTAGTTTTAATAGTTATAACATTTTTAGTAATTAAGGCATGTGAATATGAGCCAGCTATTACACAAGAACAAATGTCAAATATGATTGAAGTATACGCATCTAAACTTGCTTATGCTTACCAAGAAAATGAAATTCAAGCAGACCATGACTATAAGGATAAAGTGCTGTCTGTGAGTGGAACAATTGCTATTATCGACAATGTAGGAACTGGCGAGATCACACTAAGGCCATTAAACGGAGATTACAAAAATTATGTTGTTACTTGTAGCCTTGAAAATAAAGAAGTTGCATTGAATAAGAAGATTGGTGACGAAATAGTTTTAGATGGGATTTGCAAGGGACTTTCGCTAAGTGAAATCAGATTGACCCAATGCAAAATTCATCAATACAAGTATTGAATTTTAATATGTAGGTCCAACAGTTGTCCAATGACTTGCTGGAAGTATTGTAATAATTGACATTCAAAGTTCCCTCCTGGGGTACTTAAAAAGGTTGGAAATATTTCCGACCTTTTTTGTTTTTGGTTGGTTTTGCTTGGCATTACTACTTTTTGGCTTATCTTAGAGTATCAAAAAAAACATGTTTTTCCGACCTTGTTTGCTCTTGTTTGTATAATGTCTGTCCAACCGTTGTCCAATGAAAATCACATTAAGAAAACTATCATTACCAAAGCAGCCGGATAAAGTCTCCCTTTACTTAGATATCACCGGTGGTCCGAAACGTATCAAAGAATACTTGGGAATTCAGATTTTTAAGCAACCAAAAACTGCAGCTGAGCGAACGCACAACGCAAATAATTTGGAGTTGGCCAATAAAGTACGAATACAACGGGAACATGATCTGCAGGTATCAAAATTTGGATTTTCTGAAACGAACTATGATGCGGATTTTATAGAATACTTTGATGCATTTGTCAAAAGGTGGGACAAGTCCAACTACAGAGTGTTTGAGGCTGTACTCCAACATTTTAAGGACTTCATTCGAGAAAAGGGAAAAACGAGGTTGTCGGGTCAGCAAGTTACTGTCCTATTATGTGAAGACTTTGCCGAAGATTTGAAAAAACACTTGAATTACTCATCTCCATATGACTATTTCAAGAAATTTAAGCAATGTTTGAAGCGAGCCAGGAAAGAAAAAGTAATCAGCCTCGAACTAGACGATATCAAGGTAAAGTTCAAGTTCGACAAGGGAGCCATACGAAAGCCGATATTAAGTATCGATGAAATTGAATTAATGATGCGCGTAGAAAAACACAACCGGCCGAATATTGCCAGAGCATTTGTATTCGCGCTAAATACCGGATTTGATTATAAAACAGTTTCTACATTAACATGGAAAGAACTTGACGGAAATTGCATCGTCTTTGATCGCTCAAAAACAGTTCGTCAAAATAGAATCGAATTAAACGAGAATGCACTACTTCTTCTTCCGGAAAAGCCAACGTCAAAAGATTGGAAAGAAGAGTTGATATTTAAGATTCCTACATGGGCAGCATGCGTTAAGTATATTCGTGGATGGGCGAAACGGGCCGGAGTAGACAAAAAGGTTACATGGCACTCAGCTCGGCATTCTCTAGGCTCAATGTTGATCAACGATTTCAATGTAAATATCAGAGTTGTTCAAGATATATTTGGGCATAGCGATATTAAACAAGTAATGCGATATACACGCGTTAGGGACTCAAGCAAGTCGGATGCTATGGGGAAACTTCCGGGAATGAAGTTTGACAAAAAGTAGTTACCACTCGTAAGTAGTATTGGCAACTTTAGTTAATAATTTCTTTGCAAACTTTTTACGCTTTCGCGGTAAATTTTGCCAGCCGAATTTTATCGGTTTCTTTTGTAATTTATTCTTTTTCATAATCCAGCGAACAAAAAACTACATTATAGCCAATACCACATACCAAAAACGGACACCATAACTACAATGATGCATATAGCCATTTTCATGTATTGATAAGGTGCATCAGCATTTTTATCGCCAATCCAATCGTAATCAAAATTTTCATGTTTCATGTTTCAAATTTAAGCAATTAATTTTTAGAAGAACAAAAAAAAGAGCCGACATTTCTGCCGACCTATAAAGGAGTAAATGAATAATCAAATATAAAGTTAAGTGCAGAACAAATCTTAATTAGTGTATTGATTTCAAAGTTTGTTTTGCCGGCCTCGATGTCTGAAATTGTAGCTTGTCTAATGCCAGCCTGTTCTGCCAATTCCGATTGAGTTAATCCCCTATACTCGCGCATGGTTTTAATTTGTTTGCCGAATTGCTCTAATTGTATAGAATATGCCATATATTTGCCTTTGTGATTAATTAATTTGAAAAGGCGGGGAGTGATTGCCCCGCCTTTATTTTTTTATTCTTCTACTGTTAAGCAGTTATCTTCAATCCACTCGCACAATTCATCATCAAATTCTGAGTAGAAATTTTCAAAGTAAAAATCTTGAATTTCATCCCAAGATTTCTCAGACTTCATCTCATTTAACTCGTCAATAAATCTTGCATCGGTTGTATAAATGTG